TTGAAGGCGCTGCTCCACAAGTTTCTGTAGCTACTTAGAACAAAAGCTACATCGCTGAAATCGCACTTTCTTATAAGGCTCTCTTGCACTCTACTAAAATCTAGTATATAAAAAACTTACTATACAATTTAAATGATATGTAGACGCGTATAGTCGACGGCCTAGAGACTATATATCTTAACTAGGAAAAGGAGAAAAATTATGGCAAGAACAAACTTTTCGGGACCAATTAACGTTGGCCGAATTCAAAATACTACAGGATCGATTATTTCAGAAAATGTAAGAAACGTTGCATTTGTTGAATGTCACGCTTCGTTCCCTGTAAATCACAGTAACTTTACTGTAACAACTGATGATAACAAATTAGCTGTAACTGGTTCTAATGGAGCTGGTACAACTAACGTTGTATTATTAGATGCTACTCAAAACGTACCTGGAATAACTTCTGATGGTGGTTTTGAAGCTGCTTCTGTAATTACTTTAGACTCTGGTGGTAATGACTCTGCATTAACTGCAACTATTACTGGAACAGACGTTTTAGGAAATACACAAACAGAAGACATAACTATGGGTAATGCAGGATCAGTAACTACAGTTAAAACTTTTAAAACTGTAAGTTCAATCACTGTAAGTGGTTCTGGAACTGTAGGTACTTTACAAGTTGGTGTAGTTGCAACTGGATTAATTTCAGTTGTGTGTAGATCGTTATTTAACGAATACCCATTAGGTGAAACATCTGACTCATCACCTAAAAACTTAGCGAACAATATCGTAATACCTAAATTTTCTAGAATTAACGATATTAGATTTGTTGTTAACGAAGCTTTTGATACAGCTGGTTTTGACATGCAAATTGGTGCTAACGTTGCACAAGCTGCAGGATCTATGACTAACAGTTTAGATATTGATTACTTTGCAGGTGACGCTGACAATGATGTTAGAACTGTTGCTTCTCATCACATTCCAACTGGAATGGACCAATCAGTAGCTCAAATGAAAAATTGTTTAAATGTTTCAGATGACGATGCTGCTAGTTTTGAGATGGACAAAGTAGTTGTTATTACTGCTAAAACTGATGATGCTTTAACTACTGGTGAAGGTGTGTTAAACATGTATTGGACTCAGCAAATTAACAATACTAACTAATAAAATTTAACTAGGGCCCTTCGGGGCCTTAGTGTAAATTGAAGGAGAAAAATTATGGGAACAAGTATAGTAAGTCCTAAAAGTAAAACATTAGTCCCTGATACAACATCAGCGGATGATAATTCTATTGCGGCTGCACAAACACCAGGTGGAGCAAGTAATTTAACTTTACTTGCAACAGCATTAACTTTTGCCCCAACTGCAGTGGGTTTATTTGTTACGATAACTGGAGACGGTGCAACTGATTTAAGAGCAATAAATTTTACAATAACTGGAACAAACGCTATAGGGATAACTGCTACAGAAGTTCTTGCTGGACCTAACGGAGCAGCGACAGTAACAAGCACATTAAAATATAATACTGTAACTCAAATAGCTGTAAGTGGTGGAACTACTACAGCAGTAAGAGCTGGAAATGCAGCAGGATCAGGAGGATCTGAACAAACTATATTTGCAGGTAGAACTAGATTAAGAGAATTATTTGGTACAACTGCAGCAACAGCCGATACAGTCACTACATTTTTTAATGGTGGTCAATCACAAGGAAATGAATTGTTTGCTGTAAAAAATCCTGCAGGAGCTCAAACTTTAATTAATCCAGCTTCAGCACATGGAGGAATACTGGCTAATGAAGGTTTATCTGTAAATCTACCAACTAACAGTTTTGTAAGTTTAACAGTATATTTCGACGGGTAGGTAGCAATGGCTAATACTACTTCACAGTCCTACAGTTTTGATCAGGACTTTTCAATCGATGAGATTATTGCAGACGCATACGAGCGTCTAGGTTTAGTAGGTACGGCCGGTCATCAAATAAAAACTGCAAGAAGATCTTTAAATGTTCTTTTTCAAGAATGGGGTAATAGAGGAATTCATTTTTGGGAAGTAGGAAACACTAATATTAATTTAGTTGTAGGTTCATCAACAAATATTGATGCTACAGCTGAAGGATCTGGTGTTTATACTTTTTACAGAAATTCTACAGATGTTCCTGGAGGTGGAGAACCACCACAAGCTACAACAGTTCCAACAGCAAATGTTTATGGTATTTCAGATATTTTAAATGTTACTTACAGACAAAATTATAATACTACTTCTCAATCTGATATTGGTTTAACAAAAGTTGCGAGAGATGCTTATTCTGCAACAGCAAACAAAGTTTCTCTTGGAACACCTTCACAATTTTGGGTACAAAGATTTATTGATAAAGTTACAATTACAATTTATCCTTTACCAAATGCAACTGCTGCGTCTAATTTTTTAAATGTTTATTATGTAAAAAGAATTCAAGATGCAGGAGCTTATACTAACTCGAGTGACACACCTTTTAGATTTGTACCATGTATGATTTCAGGATTATCATATTACTTGTCTATGAAGTTTGCACCACAAAGAACACAGGAGATGAAGTTGTTGTACGAGGATGAATTAGCTCGAGCACTATCTGAAGATGGTTCTCCAGCTAGCACATACATTACTCCGAAGACATACTATCCAAATGTATAATGGCTAGATTCGCAAAAGGTAGTAGAGCATTAGCAATATCTGATAGATCAGGTGCAGCTTTTCCATATAGAGAAATGGTTCAAGAATGGACTGGTGCGTGGGTACATATTTCTGAATTTGAACCTAAGCAACCACAATTAGAACCACATCCAATAGGAGCAGATCCACAAGGACTACAACATGCTAGACCTGCAAGAATAGAATTTGCAGTGCAAGATATTTTACCTGAAAACCCATTTACAACAACAGCCGCTTCTCAAACTTTAAGCGTATCTTATCCTTCTAATCAAATAAATGAAGGAACGACTTATGTCAGATTCCAAGCAGTTAAAACTACAGTAGGTGGTGTTGCAATATCTACTTTAGAATTATCAACAGAATTAAATGGTGCAATTAATGACACTGTTACAAATATAGATTTAGATGATGCATCACAATTTCCTGCAGCAGGATTTATTGTCATAGAAAAAATAAATGCTACAAGCGGGGCATACGAAAATGAAACTATTCAATATGCAAACAAAGTAGGAAATCAATTACAAAATTGTACACGTGGAACAGCAGCACCTTTTAGAGGAATAACATTAGCTAATACTTCTGCTAAAGCTCATGCAAATAACGCAAAAGTATTTGGTTCTTATTTAGCAACTGCAATTGCAACAACAGAAACAACAGGTGCTCAACCTGCCACAAGAACATTATATAATTCTATAACAGTGCCTCTAGTTAATAACGCTGGAAGTACAGCAACAACAGGCGGTTTTCAGTGTACAATTGGACCCGTAAATGATAGAGGTTAATTATGGCATATAGTTATTCAGATTTAACAACAGATATTAGAAACTATACAGAAGTAGATAGTAATGTTTTTACTGCTGCTGTTATAAATGGATTTCTTCGTAATGCAGAACACAGAATTAATTTAGATTGTCCAATGGACTCTGATAGATTTCAAGATCAAGGACAGTTTGCTACAGATTTTAATACAATTACAATGCCTACAGGTTTATTATTTGTAAGAGGTATTCAAGTATATAATTCTACAACAGCTACTACAGGTCAAGGTGTCTATTTAGAAAGACGTGATCAAACTTTTATACAAGAATATGTTGGAGAATTAACAGGTAATTCAGGAGGTCAAACAGGACAAGATACAACAGGACTTCCTAAATATTATTCTATGTTTGGTGGTGCTACAACAGGAACTAGTTCTTCTACATCAGGCGCTATATATGTGGCTCCTACACCAAACGCCAACTATCAATATATTATTCATTATAATGCAATGCCAACAGGCCTAGAAACAAATACTGGTGGAACATATGTTAGTAATTACTTTCCTCAAGGACTACTTTATGCTTGTTTGTGTGAAGCATATTCTTTTTTAAAAGGTCCAACTGATATGTTGACATTATACGAGCAGAAGTATAAAACTGAACTACAAAAGTTTGCAGCAATGCAACTTGGAAGAAGAAGACGAGACGATTACACGGATGGTACAATTAGAATTCCAATCGAGTCAGCGCCTCAGTAATAGGAGATTTTTATGGCAATAACATCGGCAATATGTAATTCATTCAAAGTAGAAATTCTACAAGGCGGACATAATTTTAATGACTCAAGTGGAGCACCTACAGGAAACGCATTTAAATTAGCTTTATTTACAGAAGACGCAACTTTAAGTAAATCAACAACTCAATACACAGCACCTACAGATGCTTCAGCAGATCCTACAAACACTAAAGAAGTTAGTACAACTTCTACTGGATATCCATCAGGTGGAAATGCATTAACAGCTAGTGCAGATCCAGTTTTATCTGGAGATACAGCTTGTGTAAAATTTGCTGATTCAAGTTTTGGTTCTGCTTCTTTTACAGCAAGAGGATGTTTAATTTATAATACAACAGCTGTCACAGGGTTTACAACTAACAGATCAGTTTGTGCAATTAACTTTGGTGCAAATAAAACTGTTACAAGCGGAACTTTTACAATTCAATTTCCAGCTCAAACAGCAGGCAACGCAATCATTCAGATAGCATAAGGAGAAAGTCCTTATGTCA